AGAGACAGCGATATGACTATCTAGTGTCTCTGAGGGCTGAAAACTCGCAACACCAGAAATAATAGCCAAAGATCAATTTAAAGATCAATGGTTTACTCCTTTTAAGGGTTATGCCGATATGTTTAGCTCCCCTAAGTATTTAGAATCAAAATTGAGAAGTGTGGACCTGACTCCAAAAGAAATAGCGATCGCAAAGCGATACGTTGAAAAGATTAATAAAAAAGACATGTTGGTTTCTATGAGAAGAAAATTAGGTCTTAAACCTTATCCAAAACATCATGTTACTACGGATGAGAACCTAGTGCTTATTCCTCGATACAAATTAAAAGAACTTGAAAAATCAGGTCGGATGAAAACAGACTACATGATTCTAGAAAAACTTAAAAAGAAATTAGGCTTAGCTGAAGGCGGCATCGCAGGACAATTGCACTTGAATCGACCGGGGTATGAAAGTGGAAGAGAGGTGCTTCCTCAACAAGAGATTTATGAAGAAGAATTAGAAAAAAGAGGCGGCTTTACAGGAGATCCTCTTTACTATTTTTTAGGTCCTGGAATAGAAACTTTAAAATATAAATGGCCAAGAAGTCTTTTAAAAGAGATAATTGATAATTACAGAGATATTCCTGAGGAAAGACTTCCTGAAGATTATAATACAGACTTTGGTAAGCAGTTAAGAAAACGAGATTTATCTAGATTCAAAAAAGATAGAAGACCTATTAGAAAAAAAATAAAAGAACAAGAAATTGCCAAAGGCGGCCTGGCACACGTCTTAGGAGTTTAGTATGGCTAAACCAATGGGCATAGTTTCATACATCAACACAATGAATCGCTTGTATGGCGGCGAGACGCAAGTGGCTAGCAACCCGCTTGGTTTTCCAGAACACATGATTCATCAGTACGAAGGTGGACAACTGACACCAGAAGAATTTTACCAGCACCAAAGTATTCCCCAATCCGAGCGACCGTTAACGGGAGCTGAAGGCGGCAGAGTCTATGACACCAGAAAATATTTCAAACCCGGCGGCCTCGTAGAACCGGGTGTCACGCATTATGGGCAATTAGTACAACCTGGCCCAGGAAGGCAGGGGTATGCGGAAAATCTCAATGTAAAAAGACGTCAGGCGTCTCTTGATGCATATTATAAAAAATATGGAAAAAAAGAACTCGATAAGTTTGCTAAACGAGATTATGATGGAAAAAGGTTTAATCAATTAGATAAAGTTGATTTAAAGAATTTTAAAGCAAGAGTAGATAAATGGGGCATAGAAAACTATCCCACTGAAGAAAAGGCTAGATCATTGGGATGGAAACCTAGGACCCTTAAAGAGCAAGGCATTCAAATAAACTTGTTAGAAGAGACAAATAAAAAGGGAAAATTTGATGCTGCAAAATTTGCTAAAGCTAATAATATTTCTATGAAAGCGTTACAAGAACAAGCAGAGCTTCTCCAAGGACATATATATGATAAAAGAATGCTGGTTTCTGGCAAAGATATGGGAAGATTGAAACTAGAATGGATTCCTGAAGATGCAACAATATCAGATAATGCTTTAATTAAATTACATAAATCAGGTTTAATTACATATGAAAGAACTAAAATAGATGAATTATTCTATGATGCTTTTGGCAGAGATAAAATCAAAGGGACAAATAAAATAAATCCAACATACAATCCTAAAAAATATTTAGCAATAAAAGATAATTTAAATGAGTATAGACAACTTAAAAAAGCTATTAAGACAAAATACCCAAGTATTAATTTTCAATTAGACCACCCTTTATCTAAATCAATATTAAATAAAATATTTAATGCTAGTGTAGATGAGCTTACAAGAGTAAATGTTCTAGATGCACATTTAAATGACGCGTTTAAAAAATCTTTATCTTCAAAATATGAAAATGCTATTTCTACTAAAAATTTAGAAGCTAAAAAAGCTGTAGAAAAAGTAGCTAGAGATTTAAAATTAAATATTGGTAAGGTTTCAAAGAATTTAACTGGCTATGATTATGGAGTTAAAGAATTTCAAAAATTAAATATAAGAGATGAAATAATCAAAAGTTTAAAAAATCAAAGAGATTTAAGCTTAAATTTTAAAAACTATATAAAGAATAATCCAGAATTATTAAAAATAGCAGGATATAGCGATCCTTCTAAAATAGGAACAAAATTAACTAAAGTTACAGACAAACATATACAAGGAGTAGTTAAAATTTTAAAAGAGTCCAATATTCCATGTTTTAAAGGTGCCGGAGGAGATTGTAATACTGCTGCAGATTATAAAAAAGGTTTCAAAATTTTGCTGTAAGTAAACTACAGAAGTTTACTAACATAATGAAAAAAGCTAAAGGCCCTCTTAAATGGACGGGGTATGGTCTTTTAGCAGAAGTTGGTTTTATGCTTCCTTTTGCAGTTGGAGATTATGCAGCTGGAAAATCATGGAAAAGAATTATAGGAAATGCAACAGATTGGGGATTTGGTCCAATGTTCGGGCAATCTGAAGATGAAGAAATTATAGCTAACTTACCTGAAGGTTCTTTGGGAGCAGAGTATGAAGAAGCTCTTGCTGCATCTGAAAGACTACAGGCTTTAGAACAAACACCTATTATTGAAGGACCTCGAAATGAATATCTTGGTTATAAAAAACGTGTTTTTCCAAAAGCTAGAATAGGAATGGATCCACAACGATTTAAAAAAGCTCAAATAAAAGTAATGGAAGATGCAGCTTTAGATCTTAGAAACAAGATAAATCCTTTTATGGAAGGACCTAGAAATCAATTTTTTAATATAAATAAAGCTGATGTAGCGAGGCTGGATTTGGAATTAGCAAAAGAATGGGTAAAAGATCAAGAAGCACAAAGAATACAAGAACGAAGAGACAGAGGTTTTATTGCTGAAAAAGACTGGATGAAGAAATATTCATATGCAGGCGGCGGCCTAGCCAACCTAACAAGAACCGTGGCCCCTGATTCAGGGCCCATGTCTCAAGGGTTGCGCTCGCTATATATTGATGATATGGATTAACAGGAGTATAAATGGCAGAAAACCTAACGGATAAATCACTCCCGAATGTCAGAACTGAAGTTGCAATTCCACCAACGGAAGTGCCAACGGATGTTGACGTTACGGAAGAACAACGACAACCAGTAGAAGTTACACCCGAAGACGATGGCGGTGCAACGATTAATTTTGAACCTGGATCAATCAACATTCCAGGAACCGAAGGCCATTTTGATAATCTTGCAGATATTCTGCCCGATGATGTTTTAGATCCAATTGGAATCAAACTTCGTGGTGATTATACCGATTATAAAATGTCGAGGAAGGATTGGGAACAATCCTATGTTACAGGATTGGATCTGTTAGGATTCAAATATGATAGCAGAACAGAACCCTTCCAGGGAGCATCAGGTGCAACGCATCCGGTACTCGCAGAAGCGGTTACACAGTTTCAGGCGTTAGCCTATAAAGAATTATTGCCGGCCGATGGACCGGTTAGAACCCAGGTGATTGGAAGATCGAATCCTGCAAAGGAAACACAATCGCAACGGGTTAAAGATTTTATGAATTTTCAGCTGATGGATCAGATGAAGGAATACGAACCTGAATTTGACCAGATGCTGTTCCATCTACCTTTGAGCGGTTCGACTTTTAAGAAAGTTTATTATGACGATCTTTTAGGAAGAGCTGTCTCTAAATTTGTCCCTGCAGATGACCTTGTTGTTCCGTATACGGCTACCTCATTAGACGATGCGGACGCAGTGGTTCATATGATCAAGATGTCGGAAAACGACTTAAGAAAACAGCAGATTGCTGGTTTCTATAGGGACATTGAATTAACCAAACCAGTTGCACCAGTCGATGACAAAGTCGAAGACAAGGAACGTACACTGGAAGGAACAACCAAATCTACACGGACAGAAAGTGTATACACACTTTTAGAATGTCACGTAAATCTGGATTTGGAAGGTTTCGAAGATGTTGGCGCTGATGCACTGCCAACAGGAATAAAATTACCTTACGTCGTAACCATCGAGGAAGGTAGTATGAAAGTTCTTTCGATCAGAAGGAACTATGCGCCCAATGATCCATTGAAAAATAAAGTCCAATATTTTGTCCACTTCAAATTTCTGCCCGGACTAGGATTTTATGGCTTTGGACTCATTCACATGATTGGCGGATTGAGCAGGACGGCAACGTCGGCTCTCCGCCAATTGTTAGACGCAGGCACACTATCGAATCTTCCCGCTGGTTTTAAACAACGAGGAGTCAGAGTTAAAGACGAAGCATCACCAATACAACCAGGTGAATTTAAAGATGTCGACACACCAGGTGGAAACTTAAAAGATGCTTTTGTATTTTTACCGTACAAAGAACCTTCAGCAACATTGCTACAATTAATGGGAATTGTTGTTACAGCAGGACAAAGATTCGCGTCCATCGCTGACATGCAGGTCGGGGACGGGAACCAACAAGCAGCTGTTGGTACGACTGTGGCTCTTTTAGAACGTGGTTCAAGAGTAATGTCAGCGATTCATAAAAGACTATACGCTGCACTAAGACAAGAATTTAAATTACTGGCAAAAGTATTTGCCCAGTATCTGCCGCCTGAATATCCATACGATGTTGTTGGAGGACAAAGAAATATTAAAGTTACTGATTTTGATGAAAGAATAGATATTCTTCCAGTTGCTGATCCTAATATTTTTTCAATGTCACAAAGATTAACTTTAGCACAAACGGGATTACAATTAGCAATGTCTAATCCTCAAATGCATAATTTATATACGGCATTCAGAAGAATGTATGAAGCATTAGGAATAAAAGATATTGATAGAATTTTACCACCACCAGCACCGAATGCACCTAAAGATCCATCCTTGGAACATATTGATGCATTAGCCAATAAACCTTTTCAGGCATTTCCAGGTCAAGATCATAGAGCCCATGTTACATCACACTTGAATTTCATGGCAACAAATCTGGTTAGAAATAATCCAATGGTGATGGCTGCATTACAAAAGAATATTTTAGAACATATTAGTTTAATGGCAACCGAACAGGTTCAATTAGAATTTAGAGAACAGTTTATGCAAATACAACAAATGCAAAGACAGGCTGTAATGAATCCACAGATTCAGCAACAGCTACAGCAAATAACTCAAAAGATCGAAGCAAGAAAAGCACAATTGATTGCAGAGATGACTGAAGAATTCATGAAGGAAGAAAAAACTATTACTTCACAATTTGATCATGATCCATTGTTAAAACTTAAATCCAGAGAAGTAGATTTAAGAGCTATGGAAAATGAACGTAAGAAACAGGAAATGCAGAAGAAGACTGAAATTGATCAGGCTAAATTAGTTCAAGGTCAGGATATTCATGAAGATAAGATTGATCAAAATGAGGAATTAGCAGAATTAAGGGCTGATACTTCGCTAGAAAAGCAAGAAATGGCAAATCAAAATAGGTTGCAGGTTGCTAGAATGAAACCAAAGAGCAAATAATGCCATTATCAAAAAAAGGTAGCAAAATTAAAAAAGCAATGATACAACAGTATGGAAAAAAGAAGGGGGAGCGTGTTTTTTACGCTTCTGCTAACAAAGGCACTATAAAAGGTGTTGAAAAAACAAGGAGGACATAATGGCGTGGAACTATAAAACAGGTGGCAAAGAGTTTAAGATTCCTGAACAAAAGAAGTCAGTTGATCCAAGATCAAAGACTAGTATCAGGGGTAAAAACTATATTGCTAAAGGCGACGAAAATTCTCCAGCAAAGCAAAAAACGCCATACAAAGTTAAGTGGTTCTAATATGTGGTTCAGTGCAATTAAATTAGCTCTTAACGCTGGAAGTCATATTTATAAAAAGCGTCAAGAGACAAAAATGGCTATGGCTGATGCACAACACATGCACGCTATTAAGATGGCCAAAGGTGAGGAAGCTTACCAGGGTAAACTTTTAGAGGCGCGGCAAAACGATTATAAAGATGAAGTTGTTTTGGCGATTCTTACATTGCCCATTCTGGTGCTTGCCTACGGGGTGTGGTCAGACGATCCGACTGCGATGGAGAAGATAAAAGTGTTTTTTGAGCATTTCCATGCATTGCCAAGTTGGTTTACCAATCTTTGGATACTTGTGGTTGCGAGTATATTTGGTATAAAGGGAACACAAATTTTTAGAAACGGTAAAAATAAAAAATAGGAGGAAAATATGAGAAACGATTATGGAAATAGACCCAGAGCTAAAAAAGCTAAAGGCGGACGAACAGCTAAGCAATTTGGTGGTGGGTTTAATAGACCAGTACGTGCACCTGTTAGACCACTTGGTTATAAGGGTGGTAAAAGCGTCAAGAAATAATGTCTATAAAAGATAGATTCAAGCCAATTAAGAATATTAAGCCTACTTTAGGTAAAGATTTAACTAAAGCGTATTTAAAAAAAATAAAAGAAAAACTTAGAAAAAAGAAAAATAAATAATGGCTAAGAAACCAGAATTAAAAGAAGAAGAAAGAGTCAAACCTGTCATTGTAAATGAAACTTATATTGGCAGTTATATTGATAGTGAATTAGGAGGCAAACACGTCTCTAATAAGAGTTATGAGAAATATTACGGAAAGATGATAAAGCCTACATGGAACTCGAAAACGTAATTTATAAATTACAAAGAGGTCTTCAAAATAGAATTAATCAATTATCTCTGTCTGTTACGACAGGGGGTGTTGACAATATGGAGACATACAAGTATATAATAGGTCAAATTCATGCACTGGAATCAGTGAAACAGGAACTCTCTAGCCTGCTTGAAAATAAGGAGCAAAATGAAGGAACAGTCGTCGACATCAGAAAACCCAAAACTTAGACCGGCTTTACAAGAAAAATACAAAGAAGAAACCGAAAAGCTCCCAAAACCAACAGGATGGAGAATTATTGTTTTGCCATTCAGAATGGATGAAAAAACAAAGGGAGGAATTTTAATGGGACAAGACACGTTGGACAAACAACAAGTTGCGTCTCAATGTGGAAATGTACTTGCAATGGGACCACAGTGTTATAAGGATAAAGAACGTTATCCTGATGGTCCGTGGTGCAAGAAAGGTGATTGGGTGATCTTTGCCCGTTATGCAGGATCACGCATACAAATAGAAGGTGGGGAAATCAGGTTGTTGAATGAAGATGAAATTTTGGCAACCGTCAAGAATCCAGAGGATATCTTGCATAAATTTTAATCATAGGAGGAAACTATGCCAGAAGAAAATAAGATAAAGAAAGAGGATCCGAAGGTGGATTTGGATACATCCGGCCCAGAGGTCGATGTAACTTTACCTGAAGACAAGACAGAAGTAGTCACAGAACAGGAACCAGTAAAGGAAGAAACAGTAAAAGAAGTACCCAAGGAAGAGGAAACAGTTAAAGAAATTAAGAAAGAACAAAAAATAGAAGATACTAAACTTGAGGACTACAGCAAAGGAGTTCAAGCAAGAATTGCCAAGCTGACTCGTAAGATGCGTGAAGCGGAACGAAGAGAAGCCGCTGCAACGGAATACGCTCAAGCTTTGGAATATCGAAGAACACAAGATCAGTCTCGATTTAAAAAAATGGATACTGACTATTGGACTCGATTTGAGAAGAACGTTAAAACTGGAATGGAATCGGCACAAAAAGAATTGGCCGCTGCCATTGAATCAGGAAACGCGGAAGCTCAAGTTGAAGCTAATAAACGGATTGCAACACTTGCATTTGAAAATGCAAAATTGGAACAATCCAAGGAAGCAAAAGAACAGGAACAACCTGTTCGACTTTCCGACGGTGGAAAATTACCGAAACAAACTCCACAGGATCTTCCTCAACCTGATCCTCAAGCAGAGGCATGGGCGGCTAAAAATGAATGGTTTGGTAAGGATAGAGCCATGACTTTTACTGCTTTTGAACATCATCGAGAACTAGTTGAGCAAGAAGGATATGATCCTAAATCTAGTGACTATTATACGGAAATAGATAAAAGAATAAGAGTTGACTTTCCGCATAAATTTGCTAAAGGTGGAGATGTAGAGCAATCGTCCAAGACCACCAATCAGTTGGTCGCTTCAGCTCAAAGAAGCGTAAAGCCTGGACGCCAAACTGTGAGACTCACTTCTTCACAGGTAGCAATAGCTAAAAAATTAGGAGTGCCACTCGAAGAATATGCGAAACAATTAAAACTCACGAAGGAGGCAAGCATATGAAAAAAGACGATATAAAAGCTTCTCGTGCGAGTCAAACGCGGTCAAAGACTGAACGACCAAAAGTGTGGACTCCACCATCATCTCTAGATGCACCCCCTGCACCTGATGGATTCAGGCACAGATGGATACGGTCAGAGAGCTTAGGGTTTCAGGACACTAAGAATATCTCTGGAAGATTAAGATCAGGTTATGAGTTAGTGAGAGCTGACGAATACCCAGATTCTGATTATCCGGTTGTCCATGATGGAAAATACAAGGGGATCATTGGAGTTGGCGGCCTATTGTTGGCTAGGATACCTGAAGAACTCGCGAAGCAAAGAACTGATTATTTTCAGCGTCAAACTGAAGGTCAGACTGAAGCGGTAGATAACGACTTACTGAGGGAACAACATAAGAGTATGCCTATCAATGTTGACAGGCAATCTCGTGTAACCTTCGGTGGTACAAAGAAAAGTTAATTTTTTAACTATTCTCGGGTTAATCCCTATCATCGATTTAAATTAACCGTTTACAGGTAAAACTGTAAACATAAGGAGTAAAACTATGGCTAACAGAAATAGCGCCGGTTTTGGTCTCATTCCTACAAGAGTGCTTGGGCAAACCCCAGCACCTGCAGGATTTGGTCAATACTGGATCGACGCTGGTGATAGTACTGCAATATATAACGGAGAAGCTGTTTACAGCGTAACGGGATCTATTATCGGTGCTCAAGGATCAGCAACTACTGTAACGTTAGGTGTTTTGCAAGGTGTATTCTACAATGCGGCTACAACTATAAAGCCAACTTGGGTGAATTACTATGCAGGCAGTATTACTCCGGCTAACAGTGAAGATGTCAAAGCGTTTGTTTATGATAATCCTTTTCAAATATATAGATGTGGAACCGACGATGCAGTAGCAACAACTATTGCTGGGGCTCACGAAAAAATATTTGAAACTTATGGATTCAATACCACTGCAGGAAGTACTGCAACTGGAAAATCATCTGCAACACTAGACATCGGATCAACACACGCAACAAATGATACATGGAAGTTCCTGGGTGTCGCTGAAGATCCTGAAAATGAGGATTTAACAGCAGCTTATTGCTCAGTAAATGTTATTCAGAACTTAAATGAAATCATTGATAGCGCGTAATAGGAGCATATAAACAATGGCAATATCAAGAGCACAACTAGTTAAAGAACTAGAACCAGGTTTAAATGCACTATTTGGCCTGGAGTACAAACGGTATGAAAATCAGCACGCTGAAATTTATACTGTAGAATCTTCTGACAGAGCTTTCGAAGAGGAAGTTATGTTATCAGGATTCGCTAACGCAGAGGTAAAAGCAGAAGGATCAGGTGTTTCTTTCGACGAAGCACAAGAAACTTACACTGCTCGTTATACTCACGACACAATTGCTTTGGCATTTGCAATCACAGAAGAAGCTATCGAAGATAATCTCTACGATAGACTAGCTTCCAGATACACAAAAGCTTTAGCAAGATCTATGTCCAATGCTAAACAAGTAAAAGCTGCGGCACCTTTGAATAATGGTCTATCTTCGATAGCTACATTCAAAGCAGGTGACACAGTTTCTCTGTTTTCAACTAACCATACAACCGTTAGTGGAACAGCAGTTAAAAATACTTTAACTACGCAAGCAGACTTAAACGAAACATCATTAGAGC